TATCTAAAGTATGATATGGAAGACGAGTCTAAATGGTACTGGACTAAGCTTAACTTCTTCTCGATAGTAGATAGGATTAAGAATATTAAGAGAGTAGTTAAACAAGCAGAGCCACCTAAGAGATGTTATGAACCTATACCTGATGGTAAGTCAGGCAATATGAAACTTGCTGTAGGCTGTAGCTACTGTGCTTACAAGCAACAGTGCTGGGGTGACGAGCTTAGAACTTTTATTTATTCTACTGGTCCTCGCTACTTAGTAAAGGTAGAGAACGTACCATCTGTACTGGAGGTTGATAAAGATGGCAACAAAATTTCGGAGTAAGCTAGAGAAGGAATGTTCAGAAGCTCTTGGTAAAGAGTGGTTGTATGAGCCTTGTAGAATAGCCTATACAATACGTAAGAACTATACTCCTGACTTTGTTAAGGGTAAGTATCATATAGAAGTTAAAGGATTCTTTAGAAGTGGGGACAGACAGAAGTATAAATCTATTGCTGAGCAAATGACATTTGAAGGCAAAGAATTAATCTTCCTTATGCCTAGACCTGATGCTAAGGTAGCCAAGGGTAATAAGATTACTTATAGACAGTGGTGTGATAAGTATAATATTAAAATATTTTCAACAAAAGAAATAAAGGAGCTAAAAGAATGGACGAAGATAACATAAATCCTAACCATTACAAGCGTGGTAATATAGAATGTATTGACTTTATTCTAGACCAAAATATGGATTATCTCACCGCCAGTATTTGTAAATATGTTTTTAGGTGGCGTGATAAGAATGGTGTAGAAGATTTGAAGAAGGCTCGGTGGTTCTAAGATAAACTTATAGAGCACGAAGGAGGTCAGTATGGCTCTAACACTGAATGAACTAAAGGAACGTATAGTTCAAGAGATAGTAGACCCTTGTACTCTGTGTGAAATCTTAGACATAACAACAGAAGATTTGCTACACGAGTTCGAGGATAAATTAATGGATAAACGAGAGGAGTTTGAAGATGAAGATGATGATGATATCAATTGAAAGTTTTGCACTACTGATGTCAACTCTATTAATAATAGGAGGTTTCTTATTATGGAGACACGGTACTAAGTGTTATGACAGAGGACTAATGGATGCTGTCTTGATGCACAGAGAAGGAAGGCTACACTATAATACTTATTTAGATGACAATGGCGACAAGATGGTCAACATTGAAATCGACCCAATAGAAGGAGAAGATTAAATTGAACACATTACCAAATGATTACCAAAACTTTATAGCACTTAGTAGGTACGCCCGATGGCTACCTGAGAAGAAGAGACGAGAGACGTGGGCAGAGACTGTCGCTCGTTACTTTGATTTTATGGAAGTACATCTCAAAGAGAATACTAACCAAGAGCTAGTACCTAAGACTCGTAAGGTACTTGAGGATGCTGTACTTAACTTAGAAGTTATGCCTAGTATGCGAGCCTTGATGACAGCAGGACCTGCTCTAGCTAAGAACCACATAGCAGGATACAACTGTGCTTACCTTAGTGTCGACCATCCTAAAGCATTTGATGAATGTCTGTTTGTCTTGATGCACGGTACTGGTGTAGGCTTTAGTGTTGAGCGTCAGTTCGTTAACAAGCTACCTGAAGTACCGACAGATATGGTAGAAGTAGATGATACTATAGTAGTCCAGGATTCTAAGGAAGGCTGGCAGTCTGCATTTCGCAAGCTAATCACTTACTTGTATGATGGTGAGATGCCCAAGTGGGACTTTTCTAATGTCAGACCTAAAGGTGCTAGGCTCAATACTTTTGGTGGTAGAGCTAGTGGTCCTGAGCCTCTATTAGATTTGTTTAACTTCTCTACTAACATCTTCAAGGAAGCAGGTGGTCGTAAGCTAACAAGCTACGAGTGTCACCGTATGATGTGTAAGATAGCAGAGGTAGTTGTAGTTGGTGGTGTACGCAGGTCAGCTCTTATGTCTCTATCTAATCTAACTGACGAACGTATGCGTGGTGCTAAGTCTGGTCAGTGGTGGTCAGTCACACCTGAAATGGCATTGAGTAACAACAGTGTATGCTACACAGAGAAGCCCGACATTGGCATTTTTATGAAAGAGTGGACATCATTATATGAGTCTAAGTCTGGTGAGCGTGGTATCTTTAATAGAGAAGCAGCAATTAAACAGGTAGCTAAAAATGGTAGACGTGATACTAACCACGACTTTGGATGTAATCCTTGTAGTGAAATACTATTGAGAGATGGACAGTTCTGTAATCTAACCGAGGTAGTAGTAAGAGCAGAAGACACACAGAAAGATATACTTCGTAAGGTTAGACTAGCTACTATACTTGGTACATTTCAATCATCACTAACTAATTTTAAACGCTTGCGTCCTAAGTGGGTACACAATACAGAAGAAGAAGCACTACTTGGTGTATCTCTTACTGGTATTATGGATAATAGCTTTATGAATGGTAGCAATACAGATAGAGGGTATTATGGTAAGCGTAATCTACCTGACTTCTTATCTGACTTACGTAAAGAAACAGTAGCAACAAATAAACATTGGGCTGAACTAATGGGTATCAATCAATCTACTGCTACTACTGCTATTAAACCTAGTGGTACAGTCAGTCAGCTAGTTGATAGTGCTAGTGGTATACATACTAGACACAACGACTACTACCTACGTAGGGTAAGAGCTGACTCTAACGACCCAATAGCACAGCTAATGGAGGACCAAGGCATACCATGTGAAGCTGACGTTATGAAACCTAAGAGCGTTAAAGTGTTTACCTTCCCTATGAAAGCACCTGATGGAGCTGTACTTAGGAACGCTAGGTCTGCTATTGAGCAGTTAGAACTGTGGCTTACTTACCAACGATACTACTGTGAACACAAGCCTAGTGTAACTATCAGCGTAAGAGAGCATGAATGGATGGCTGTAGGTGCGTGGGTATATGAACACTTTGATGAAGTATCAGGTGTTAGTTTCCTACCACATTCTGACCACTCATATCAGCAAGCACCTTACGAGGACTGTACTAAGAAAGAGTACACAGCATTGCTAAAGAAGATGCCTAAGTCTGTTGATTGGGATTTGATTAGCAAGTATGAGCTGACAGATATGACAGTAGGTACTAAGACACTAGCCTGTACTGGTAGTGTGTGTGAGTTAGTTGATTTGGTTGAGGAAGAGAGGGATGTAGAATGATTGAAAGTATATTTTTAATATTAATAATACAAACAATAGTAACTTTACTGGTATAATAGAGGGTATGACAGTAAACTTAATGAGAAAACTATGGAAACAAAAGGTGTCAGTGCCTAGACTGTTAAAACAAACAGACAAAATACTGGGAGAGATAGATGTTAAACTAAAAAAAAGGAGTAAGAATGAAAGACATGATTAATGAAATCTTAGCCAACAAGAGCTTAACAGTTTTTCTTGGTATTGTTATTGTTGGTCTACTGCTCGGATGGGTAGGCGGATAATATTTTAACTGGGGTCTTATCTTATGGGTAGGACCTCATTAACTAAGGAGCAGAGATGCCTTTAAACAAAAGCAATGACATTAAAGAATTAAAGAAATTTGACATTGACTTATCATTTGGTCAACAGTGGGAACAATACATTGACGAGATGTTCTCAGGCGCTAAGACCTGTGAAGTAAAAACTGAAAGAGATAAGTGGGCAAAGACTGGTAATATTTGCATAGAGAGCCAAAGCTATGGCAAACCAAGCGGAATTGAAGCAACTGAGGCTGACCTATGGGTTCACAATTTAACTGTCAACAATGAGCTTGTGTGCAGTCTTGTTTTTCCAGTTGATAAATTAAAACAAATACTACCTTTGTTGCCTAAGAAGAGTGTAATGGGTGGTGATAACAATGCTAGTAAGTTACAACTAGTATCTCTAGTTAAACTTATGGAAACTATTAAGGAGCTGTAAGGTATTTATTTGAAAACAATCCTTTAAATTTTTCAATTTCTACTGCTGAGTCTAATCTTTTCTGCATGTGAGGGGTCTTAGGCTTCTCATATTTCTCAGAAAAAACTTTAGTAATATCAGCGGTAGACCCTGTATCAAAAGATTCTTGTATGGCTTTTCTAGCCTCCCATCCTAAATCCCACGCACTGTCTTTATTATATATAGCATCAGCCATAAAATTAACTTGTTCTTCATCACTATCTAATATTCCCCTCTTACCTATGTCTTTAAAGTAGGCGTTCTGTTGTTCAGTATCAAATTGAAAAAGCCCATAAGCTGGTCCTTTATTTTGCTTTTTTTGGTAATCAAAGGTACCGTCTGTCTCAACATCAATGTTAGCTAGAATGGCAGTATACGCACGCTCAGGTATCTTTGTGTTACTTAGTAACCCAACTATCCCTAGAAATTTAGGGGGATTTGAAGGAGGAACCATATCAAACGGAACTACCTCACTTTCTTTTTCCCAAGGGTTTATAATTTCAGATGCCATTTTTAGGTAGCCCTAGGTAGTCCTTCATAAACTCATCTTTATCTTCATCCGGTAACTGATAAAGAATTGATTTCATTTCACTCTCATCTAATGAGCGTAGTTGCATAATCATTTCTCTTTCGTTATTACCAGTACCACTGAGCTCAGTTAAATATTCTTCTCTCTTTTCTTGATTACCTATCTTATCAAAGATAGTATTAGAGTTCCAAGAGAAGTCATTGTTATTACTAAACATTCCTGCCATTTTAATTCCTTATATTGTTATTCACTTTGCCATGAAAGGAAAGGTTCTTCCCTAAGCTTTTGTTGTAGTTGTGATTTACCCGGAACTTGTGGAATAAACTTAACGAAAATAGAGTCTATGTCTCCTTGCGATAAATCTTGTAGTATGTCAAAACTATCTGAAGCTGTAGGACCAAGAACATCTGCCCAAGCACCAGCACCTCTGTCTTTAACTTCAGCAAGAGTCTGAAAAAATAAACCAAAACTTCCTGCATGTCCAATACCTTGAATCAATAATTCAAGAGGAGTTCTGTTTGCTTCAATTTCTCTACCTGTAAGTAAAGACCTTAATTGTTCTATAGCATTACCAGTAAGACCAGCAGCAGCTAAGTAAACAAGTAAAGGCTGAGGGTTTTGATTAATAAAAAGTTCGTCAGCTACATGGCGTTTTAAAAATCTTGCTTGATAAAACATAAAAGATTTAAACTTAGTCATTAATTTAAACCAAGGCTTACTCCAGCTAACAGGCAAAACTGCGGACTCTCCTGAAAAGTTAATTGCTTTATTAAACATATGAGAAGCAACTGCCAAATCATTAGGTGTCAGTATAGCTTTTAAAGGGTCACTGATGCCTAGTTGTTTTAATTCTTTTTGAAGTTTTATTGCTTTAGGAGTTAACGCCTTACCTTCTGAAATAAGTTTTAGTAAATCAGTGTGTATAGTTTGAACATGCCCATATCCCATAACAGCTCCTGCCCTACGGTTTAATTTCTCCACACTCATGAATCCAACACCTCTTAAAAATTCAGTAGGTTCATTTAAAAATCTACCAATTTTATTTTTAAATTGATAATCAATAATCCTAGAACTCGGTGCATTTTCTGTAGCCATCTTAGATAAATCCATCTCACCCAATACACCAGTATTAGAAACAATTTCCCTACTTGCTTTTGTTTTAACAACCGCCCTTACAATAGCACTAACAGCCCTGTATGGAATAGCAAGCATGTTAGTGTTCTTAGCCATCATAGTTGAACCATTAACAAAGGCTTGTGATAGGTTAGGAATAGCTGCTAATCCTAGCTTGTGGTTTTGTATAGCATTTATTTTAGCAATACTTCTAGTTGCTTGAGGATTAATTAAAGCAGCTTGAATAGTTGCAGATTTAGTTGAATCACCAACAGCAGTATAATAAATTTCTTCTATATCGTCAGCTCTCTCAGAAGCTCTTTTAGTTTTTTCTGCCCTTATTTTTTTAATCATAGCTTCAAACCTTTGGTCTTTAGCTCCAAATCTTTTTGCATACTCAGTGCGTTTTATAATATCAGAGTACATCATTGACCACCTTGTTTGAGATGGAGCCATAAAAGCATCTAACTCCCTTTCAAATTCTGGCTTAAATTTAAACTGTCTTTCATTTTCTAAATGAGTAGAGCGTTTTAAATCAGTTCTTTCAATGCTGTTCTTTCTCCACATGGCTTTAACTTTAGCAACATTAATTCCTCCTTTAACAAGAGAGTCAGTAGTTTCTTTATTTCCAGTAATACTATTTATTAGTTTCATTGTTGATTTTCTATCTTTATCTAAACGAAACTTTAAAAACTTAGTAAACTCTGTAGCACCTTCAGTAGTTAATAAACCAGCTACATTCCACACTCTAGGAATATATTTTCTATCTTTCATGTACTTGTTAAACTGTGCTTTAGTTATTACACCTGATTTATAAGCATCCGTAAGAACTTTTGATTTGTTTTTCTTTATTAACTTTAAATATTCTTTTTGTACAGATGTTATATTTTTAGCTTTCATTCCATCTTCAACAAGCTTGTTTAAATTACCAAGTTCTTGTTTATTAACCTTAACAAAATCATCAAGCTTACCTGACATTTTTGCTACGTTTATATCAGT